GCTTAACAGTTTACTGGCCTCTGGGAGTAAAAAAGTTGATCCTGAGCTTATCACTAAAACAGTTCAGGAAGTTACAGAGTTCTCCCCGCCTTTTGTGATTCAGAAATACGTAGAAGGAATTTTTGACGTAAACTACACTTTGGCTTTTGATGCTATTAATCACGTAGAGCACTACGAATTCATGGTCAGCCGTACTGTTGAAACTATCCAGGAAGCTATCTACTATTGGTTAGACCCCTCTGGAAAGATTCTTACAAAAGAGAAACCGTATCTGCTCAAAGGTCTCCATCTAGTCAACACAACGAAGGGTAGAAAACTCGTAAGGACTGGGCAAATTCAAAAACTGTTGGAAGTCTATTTAATTGCTCAAGAGAGAATCAAGACTTATTTGGTAGATCCTAAGGCTGTAATGCAATCGGCAACAATGGCAGCTATTCGTATTACCGCGAAATGGGATAACGAAGCTAAAAAGTAGGTTGGGTATATGGATATTGAGTACAAAAGAATTTCTGGGAAGAATATATATTCTTATAGAGAATTCAACTTCCAACTAGATAATCAGGGTTTGGTCTTTGTTCGAGGATTAAACGTAGACGACGGTGGGTTTTTGGGTGCGGGTAAGTCTTCTCTATTTGAAGCTTTTGCTATTGCACAAATGGGGAAGGGAGGTAAGAACACCAAATTCTCTGATATGGTTAATCATCAGGCAGGAAAAGATTTGGAGGTCTCGGTCTGGTTTGCTTTGAATGGAAAGGACTACCGAATCAGCTTGTACCAGAATCACCATAGGTATGGAAACGGCGCAAGGGTAATAGACTTGGAGACTAGTCAGAACATATTACCCACTAAAAATAGTGCCCACGCTCATACCTGGATTCGTGGCGAAGAGTTTTTGAATACAACAACTAATACGTTTTTCCATCTTAGGTATATGGCACAACGTATGACGAATGTCCTTTTATCCGGAACAGACGCCCAGCGGAAACACCAGATCACTGAAATGTTCGATCTGGATGTATATGATCGTCTTGCAAAGAACGTAGATACTAGGAGTAAGCTTAACGAAACAAATCTCCAGCAAATTGAAGCTAGTGAGATTGAGATGGAAAAGTTGAAAGGTATTCTTAGTGATAATCCATCAGAAGAAGAGCTAAGAAGCGAGTATTTAAAGTGTGACGAAAAACTTGAAGGTGAAAAGACTGCTCTGGATGCTACCGTCCGAGAATTAAGGGAGATGGAAGGTGACCTTCAAGAGTCACAGCAGAGAGCAGCTTTTCTTAAAGAATTAAAAGAGGTCTGGAATAATACGCCTCCTCTTCATACAGATTTAAAATCAGCCAAATATTGTAGTAAGAAGTATATTTCCCGTATCAAGGAGGAGCTTACGACGGCTCAAACCGAATACGTAGATGCTAAGAGTTCTTTACGCCTGCTAGACCAAAAAGATATTTTAGAGAAGCAGCTAAAGAAATTGGGAACGGAAGAGGTAGACGTTGAGGAAGTTAATCTCGAATTGGTTGAAACAAAGAGTCGATTGAGTGACCTTCAATACGGTGAACTACCTCAAGCAGAGTCTCGTCTTGAGATTCTTCAGGACATTCAGAGATTGAATGTCCCGGACGATTTAGAAGATACCGCTTCGAGGGAGGAATTAGATCGTTTAACAGAGTTAAAATCTGATTTGTCTGCGTCTATTAGAGCAGTAAAAACTCAGCTTGATAAAGATGTTTGTCCTACCTGTCATAGGTCGTTTAGTCTTGGTACAACTGAGATTACCGAGTTGGAAGAGGAATTAGAGAAAAATCGTTTAGAGTTAAAGGAAGTGAACGTATCAGTACATCGATTAGAAAAGGATGTTGTTCTTCTCGAAAAGGTAGTTGCTTTGAAGGAACGCCTCAAGAAAATCGAAACGAAACGAAGAGTAAAAGACATTCGAATCGAGATCTCTACTTTGACGCTGAGAGAGCGGGTTTTGACGGAGACGTTAGAGGGTGAGCAGCGAAGAGGACTTATACGGAAACAATTGAAGGCGATGCCGGAAGCTGGAGCTAAGGAATTACGCCAGACAATTGGGAAACAGAAGTTACTCGTAGAAAAGCTGGAAAATAAGTTAGAAGCTGCTAAGAGTATTAACGACAGACTTACGAGAGTGAAGAAACTGAAGAAGGTGTCCAGGAAGTCCGTCCTTCGAGAAATGCGTAAATTAGAGAAGCTGTTGACGCAGTTGACTAATTCTATCTCAGACCTGTCTGAGAAGTCCACCACGGCTCGGACCAACATGAACCAGGTGTCTGGGGCCAGGAAGAGAAAAGTTAAGCTAGAGACGGAATTGAAGAAGACCAAGGACATCCTGGATAAGCAAGACTGCTACAAGGCTTTAAAAATTGCTTTTGGACAAAAAGGTTTGAAGCACGACCGGCTACATGCTATTATGCAGGAAGCAGCGGAGAAAACTGTTCCTCTGTATTCGGACATTCTTTGGCCGAATCAACAGGTTAACTTGGAATTGGAGCCGACTGATAACGCTATTCGATTTCAATTATCTCGAAAAGGGATAGATGCTGGGACTAGTAGCAGGGCGATCTCTGGTGGTGAGAGTCACAAAGCAGGGTTAGCCTTTGTGTTTGGATTGAGAGACTTAAAAGAAATTTACACGGGACGTTCCGGGAACATTTTGATCTTAGATGAGCCTTTTAGTCATCTTGACCCTCAGGGGAAGTTAGCCTTGTTGAAGGTTCTCCAGGTTCTGAAAAGTCAATTCAGTTCCATTTTTGTTGTGAGCCATCTCACCGAGGTTGTAGAACATGAAGCTTGGGATCAGGTATGGTGGGCTATTAGAGAGAACAACGAATCTAAGCTCTACCAAGAAACCCCACCGTCTAGGTACGTAACGATGTCTAGACGATACGAAGACGAGTTGAAGTCCTAGTCATGACTGAATTTTGGTACAAAAAGAAAAAAGGGAAATTCCAGATCGCTGTGGCTTGTCCTGACGATCTGAGCAATGTATTGGGTATACCGGAGAAGCTAGGGTATTACAGAGCTAGCACTTCTAAGAAGGAAGCCAAACGACTCCTGAGGTTGCTGAAAAAGGAACATGGTCCTGTAGCTATTCGTAAAGGAGAACTCCCGCCAGACGTTAACACAGTCGTTCAGGGGGATTGCTTAGATAGATTGAAGGAGTTACCAGATAACTACATAGACGTGATGGTGACAGATCCGCCTTACGGTCTTACTTCTGTAAACCCTAAGAAACCGGGTGGGGGTTCTGGATCGTCGGGATTTATGGGTAAAAAATGGGATCGGGCCGTACCTCCTGTAGAGGTGTGGGAAGAGTGCTTAAGAGTGATGAAGCCCGGAGCTTTCGGGTTCGTACTGTGTACGCCCAGACAGGACTGCTTAGCTCGTATGATAGTGACCCTGGATGATGCTGGGTTCGTGACAGGGTTCACCAGTTTGTACTGGGTAGTAGCCGCTCGTATGCCGAAGGCTCACAACTTATCAAAGGCAGCAGATAAACGAGCCGGAGCGAAACGTCCCGTGGTAGGTACTAGTTCTAACCCGAATCAAAAAGATGGTGGCTACGACGGAGCTAGGTACAAAGAGAAGCGACAGACAAAGTTCGGGATAGTACAGGACCAGCCAGACGCTACAGCTCCAGTCACAGAGGAAGCTGTCTACCTCGATGGAGCTTACGCAGGATTCCAGCCGAAGCCGAGCCTAGAACACGTTTTGGTAGTAATGCGCCCACTGAGCGAGAAGACGTATCTGGACCAGGCATTGGATAACAGAAAAGGCTGTACCTGGTTAGATGACGGGAGAATTCCATCTTCGGGTGGAAAATCCCGAGAAAACGAACCGTCGCAAGACCGTCGTTACACAGACAAAGGTAGCACCAATTTTGCACAGACCCCAGGTCCCCGTGGTGGAGACCCGAAGGGGAGGTTCCCCGCTAATTTATTGGTAGAAACACAACCAATCGTTAATATGGAAGAATTGTTTAGACTGCAAGAGGCACTTAAGGATGAGTAGGAATCCGAATGTTGAATGTGAGGTATGTCAGAAGCCTTTGTATAGAAGGCCTTCTGATTTAGCCAGGTCAAAGCATGTGTGTTGCCGTGGGTGTCGAGGCGAGTTGTACAAAAAACACGGGCACGGAAAAAAGCAGTTAGCAAAAGGAAGAGGATGGAACAGGGGCATGAGCAAGAGTGCAGGGGATGATCTGTCTTATGGTCGACCACGAAGCGAAAACACAAAACGAAAAATCAGCGAGGGTATCAAGGCTGCATTTGCGTATAAGCCAAAGAAGCGTGTCGGAATGGTGTGCGTTGAATGTGGTGCTAAGTTTGAAGTGTATAGAAGTACTGCTAATCGCGGGAATGGTAAGTTTTGCAGTAGATCATGTGCTTCACGGGCGATCAATCGTGGCAGAGAATATCCAACAGGGCCAGATAACCCGAATTGGAAGGGTGGTCCAATTGTATTTAATTGTGCCGAATGTGGAGAGGAGACGACGCGCAAGCGCAAGAATCCACCTCCTGTGTATTGTTCTCGCAAGTGCAGAGGGCGTGCATGGTCACGCACGATGATCAATGATCCACCGATGGTTAGAGTATGCGATACCGATATTGAGCTTATCCTAGAGGCGTGGCTGATCAAAAATGAGGTAGTGCATGAGAAGCAGCGTGTAATTAAAGACGTGTGTCGACCTGATTTTTTCATAGAACCAAACATTTGCATTTTTGCAGATGGAGATTATTGGCACAAGAAGCCTAGAACAGCAGCTCAGGATAAATGGGTAAACAGAAAATTGGAAGAGCGTGGGTATCGAGTGATTAGGCTATGGGGTTCTGAGATACATGCAGGAGAAAGGCCAAATGAGTTACTTCAAGAAAACGAGTAATGGGGAAGTGGTTCTTACACCAGAGGGGCGGGGTGCCTTGCAGTATCTTGGCTTAGACACATCAGATTTGAAGTCTATGACCAGTGGTGCATTGGGAAAGCACATTAGGGAAGTGTCCGATCCATTGAACGACGGGGCATTGAGCGGAGCAGGAATAACAGGCAGTGGCATTGCGCGAAGAACCAAAGGTACACAAAAGGGTGATGTTTATGGGTCTGGTAATATAGGAAATCTTGATGTCGGTACTCCTGATTTGGGATATGTTGATTCCGGTTCCTTCTCTCGCTACTTCGACCTCGATGCTTGGGCTATTCAAAATCTACCTGCTTCAGTACAAAAAGTATTTCCTTTCTTACTCGTCCCGAAAGCAGCTAAAAAGGAAAAGAACGTGGGACTTGATGACCTCCCTAAAAAAGCCAAGCCTCAGATGGGAGAGTTCAAAGACAACCCGGGCCGGACCACACCTAAGTCCAGTGCTGTGCCCCGTGCCAATCATCATCCATCGGTAAAACCTATCAAACTTCTAAGTTATCTAGTTACTCTAGGCTCTCGACCCGGAGATATAGTACTTGACCCTTATCTTGGTTCTGGTACTACTAGTGTTGCAGCAGTAACTCTCAACCGTAGATTTATAGGGTTTGAAAAAGAAGACGAGTACATGCCTATTGCTACTCAAAGGTTAAAGTACGCATTAGAAGTGGTGGACGATGAAGAAGAAAATGGAAAAATGGGTTTAATGAAACCTCTTTTCAAGAAATAGTTGTAAAACCCTATCATGCTAGCACACGTATTTAACGACATTCTTTTCAACAGTCCTGAAGTCTGCACACCCTTTTTGTGTCGCGCCATAGGAGTATCAGAATTAAACCGGGCATGGAGGGATGGGGATACTATACGCCTCGAAGGTGTTGCTCCACTTGCTGTTCCGATCAAAAAAACCCGGTCTAAAAAGAAAAAGCCTGTAGCATCTCCTATAGAAGCTCAGTGGACGTCGGGCCGTATCTACCAGAAATTAGAGGAAGTACCTTCTAAGTATTCCGTTCCCGTTTTGTGGAAACTTTGTAGATATTACGATACAGACGATGAAACCTGCGAAGCGCTACGGGCCTACGTAAAAACCACCATCGGTCTAAAAATGGAGCGTACTCCTTTTTACCTGTGGAAAACCTACCGACTTTATTCAAGATTTAAGAAACTCGATAAAAAATTTACGGAGACTCATAAATATATCAAATTAAATGTTGACAAAGACACCATCTCTATTGTAATTTTACCTCACAAAGGAGTTGTTAAAACTCTTTTAGAGAGACTCTCTCGGGAACTAATATGAGTAAAGTAAAAACTGTCGCCTTCATATTTACTAGACCAGACGCTGTAGTTATTTTTGGAAAAGGATGGAAAGACGCTAAAGGACGTTCTTACCGTCTACACGTCTTCCCGTCCAAAAATGACTTGAAGTTGGAAAAGGACCGACCCAACGTAGTGCTGGTAAAGCGTGCCGACAAAGTACGTCTACTAGATAAGTATGCTAAGAAGATTCACCGCATCATTCTATTCGGGACCTCAGATGAGATTGCACCTCTAGGAGTTCCCATGGTAGATGTAGATGTGGACGACCACGGGAAATATATCGCCTCGCCGCGTTCTACAATTGGGGCTTTGAACTCTCAATTAGAAGACACTCCGGGTGAAATCGATTTGTCTCCTTATCCTAAGTTGGCACCGAACAAACCAGTCATTAGTAAAGAGGAACCTAAAAAATTAGATTTACCTGATTCCTTGTCGGATTTCCTTGACTTATTGGAAAATCAATTAGACGATGGGGATGTTTGGGGTGACTTAGAGAAACCCCTTCTATCTTTTGCCCTTGGAAAAATTACGAAACGGAGGTTTCAAAATCATTGTAAAAAGCTTGTTAAGTTCGGAGCAAAGAAAAATGTGTGCAGAGCCTATTTTAAATGGCTAGCATTGGATGACGAAGGTGTCGCTTTAATGTCCGCTTTTAGCACAGCAGTAGCTTCTGCATTAGAGGAGGGTATAGCCGTAAACTTAAAGAATTTAGCTCAGGACTACAATATTAAGAAGAATGACATTTCTGTTTTGTACAATATGTATAAAAGTGATTTAGAAGAAGAAAACTCAGAAACCGAACAAGAAGGAGAGTAGCCGAATGTCAGAAAAAGAAGATCAGGAAGAATTGGAAGACACTGGATTTCGTGACGAGGATTTCGATGACTTGGAAGAGGAGGAAGATGAGTATAGCGATGACGAGCTGGATGACGAGCTGGCTGAAGGAGACGTAGACGAAGACGATGGCTCTGTAGACGACGGGGAGGGCCACGATCAAACGGCTCTAAGCGACGACTACGAAGACGATGGTATGGACTTGTCGTACTACATGGTACAGCAGGACTTCGTAGACCGAGACGGTAAGAAGCGAAAAGCTGGCAGTACGATTGTAGTAAAGTGTAAGCACTGTGCTCTTTGGAAACGTAAGTGGGGTAAGAAAGTCCACTGCGACGAGGGTATGGAAGTCAACAGCAATACGTGCCATCTTAACAAGTTTAGTTGCCATGCTTATTTCTGGCCTTTGGACAGCGTAGAATTGTTGGATGAGTATCTCAACATGAAACCCGCAGAAGTTCTGTTGATGTCGGAGATGCGAGCAGGTATTCGGCGTCTTCTCGGAAAGTCTATGGGGCGAGAAGGTTGGGGTAGCTTGTTGGTCTGGATTGAGGACTGGATGGAGAAGAAGGGTATTATGGATGACCCGGCAGAGGCGTATGAGAACGCTCTTAACCTGTGCCGGAAGTTTGATTACTACGACCAAATCGATTACCCTTATGCGTTCTTTGATTCCTATAAAAAGGAAATTAAAAAGCAGGTTGTGATCACGGGTAAGCTGCGCGGTATCGTAAATAATGATACTATTGAGTGGACGGAGCGGGGCGTGTTGATGCGGGGAGTAGTGGCCCGTAAACCTGGAAAGACGGGTACTAGAAAAGGCCAGATCCGGGTCATTATTAGTCATCCTCTCGATCACGAGAAAGCTGGCGTCCCTAACACTTATGTTTTGAGAGACTTTATGATGAAGTGCTCTCCAGTGGTGGTTAAAGAAGCCCCCAAAGAGGAGGTAGTTGTCTCTCTTTGATCTTTCTCTAAGCTAGGAGCGACCTCCTTTAATTATCTAGGAGGAGGCCGCTCCGATTTAGGGACGGAACAACATAGATGAGAAATTTTTAAAATGGAAAATACTGAGATTACCAAAGATATTATCCGAGAGGCTTTTGTCGCTCTGGAAGAAATCGAAAACGCAGAAGGTAGATTGAAGAAAGAAAAGCTTCTGAGAGATAATGCCTCCAACGAGGTTTTTAAGACTTTAGTAATGATGGCTATTGGAACAGCTAACTACTATGTTAGACCTTCGGAAGCTACCATAGCAGAGATTACGACCAAACAGCAAATCACGAAGACGTATCGTCAGTTTCTGGAAATAACTGAGCAGCTCAGTACCAGGCAGATTACAGGTAATAAGGCTTCCACCCGATTAGACGGCTTTTTAAAGTCTCTCTATCCAGTCCCGAAAAAATGGTTCACTCGCGTAATTAACCACAATCTCAGAATTGGTGTGGGTGAGAAGACTATTCGCAACGTTTGGGGTCAAAAAGAAACCCAACTCGGGGATGACGAAGAGATTATTTTCCATAAGAATAAATGCCCTCTCGCCACAAGCTATAAAGATCTGGTAAAAAGGAAAACCTTTCTGCTTGACTTTGGAGAAAACGGGTGGTATTCAGAAGCTAAGTTGGATGGCGACAGAGCCCTTATTTTTATATTCCCTCGTGAAGAGAGAATCACTGTATTGACACGAGGAGGGAAACGTTGGAAGCACATTGAGACGTGTGATTTTTTTGTTTCTCGAATGCTAGAACTCCATAAGAAGTTAATTCCTCATACCGGGTTTGGTCCTAATACAAATCTGTTCATTGATGGGGAGTTCACGGATCGCAGTGGAAGCTGGAATAAAACCTCTAGTATTATCCGTAGTCATGTTAATTTTAACGAATCTAAATTCTTAAAAAACATCTTGGTCCTAGTTTGGGATTGGGCTCCTCTAGAGTACTTCAATGCCGGTGAGTTCGCGATGGAGCTTGAAGAGCGTAAATACGTTCTTATGAAAGCTGCAGGTTTAAAAAAGAGAACTCACAAATTCACGAAGATTGTATCTGGAGTACACATTGTAGGTCACCGAGTAATTCACACTGAAGAAGAGATGTGGAAAGATCTCCAGAGAAAACTATCCGCCGACTTTGAAGGAGTAGTCATTAAAAACCCTAAATCCTTTTTGCAGTGTAAAAGGACCAAAGACTTTATAAAGTTGAAACCGACAAAAGAAGAATCAGGTATTATTTTGGAGGTTGTCTCTGGAAAAGATAAAAATGACAAAGCGACATCTTCAAACATTAAGAAAGTCAAAAGTGTATTTCGGCAGTGGTCGGATGAGCGAGGAGGAGAAGTTGAGGACGATGGGTATTATCTCCATCTTCAAACAGAAGCCCCGGTAGAATTAGTTACTCAATTAAAGTCGGAGGTAAATGATTCTATGGACCGTCGTATTTCTCGTCATCTAGATAAAAATACGGTTTCGTATCGATATAGTGAACGAGTCGGGTATTTTGTTGTAAAACTAGATGACGGTAAGGAATTACGAGTCGGAAGCGGATTAAAAGAAAAAGCTGGAATGGACCAACGTATGGACTTCTGGCAAAGACGAGAAGAACTCGTCGGAACAGTAGTAGATTTTGTATATCAAGTAGACCCCAAACAAGTAGCTAAAGGACGATTCAATAAGTTTAAACAGTTGAGAGTTAGAGAAGACCTATAAGAAGAGATTGAGAAACCTCTAAGGAAAAGGAGAATTATATGCCTAGAGGAAAGAAGAAAGAACTTCGACAGTGTAAGGCCCTATTTGTGAACCCAGGAGTTGTGCCTTTTGAGGCACGCCCTAAGGGGAAAACGCAAGAAGGTGTGCTTGTAACAGTGGTGAAGGAAACTGCCAAGTTTGTCACATTGCGGTACGAAATTCCTAAGCGAGGTAGAGCCAAGAGTTCCCGATCTATTATTTTTGACATGGCGAAGGAGTTGGTAGTCTTCTATCATGAAGAGGTAGTAGATCTTAGTGTTGTAGAAGCTCCAGAGCCGGTTGCTGCTACCCCACCAGCAAAAGTAAAGAAGGCTGCTGCTGCTGCTCCTACCACAACAGGTAAGAAGCGTGGACGACCGAAGAAGGTGGTTACTGAGAAGGAGGCTGCTGCAGCTGCATCCGACGATGCACCTAAGAAGCGTCGTGGGCGACCGAAGAAGGTTAAGGACGAGGTTGTTGAGAAGGAGGGTGATGCTCCTAAGAAGCGTGGTCGTCCGGCTAAGAAGAAGTCCATCTCTGATGGGAAAAGCTCTTCTAAGAAGAAGGGTCGTAAATTCGGGAGTGTCAAGAAGCCTTCTTTTAATCTAGATCCAGAAGACGAAGAGTAGGCTTTTATATACTATGAGTAAATCCTGTGACGAAATTCTTTGCAGACTTGTACAGGATACTCTGGTTGAGTTGGGACGTAGGCCACTTACTGAATGTAACGGTGAGTGGCCTTGTCCCAACTTGATTACTAATACCAGAGAAATATTTTACGCCCTCACACCAGATCAATCCCGCCCTGTGTTAGAACTCCTCCAAGAATTATCTCCCGACAAACTTCCGATACGTTCTAATAAAAGCCTTTTGACAGAAGATCCTTTTCCATGTCCTGAAATTGGAATTGATATCTACCAACCCTGTCAAATACGAACATGTTCTTTTTTTACCGATCACTCCTGGACTCGTAATTGTCTTCTCTATTATAGAGTGAGACAGGAAATAAGTACGTTGTCCGTTAGCGAACTTTCTTTTTTATTAAATAAATCTGTCGTTACTATTCGAAAGTCGCTAGCTAAAACGATGAAGGAAATTCGGAAAGCTGCGTTGAAAGAGACTATTGTTCAACAAGGAGAAATTCCCTTATCCTTATCCGAGCCTGTTAATATTTGTATTGTTTGCGAGAAGCCTGTTGAAAAACCGTCTCGCCGTACTACTAAGTATACTTACTGTGGGGATAGCTGTTATATCTTTAAACCTCCTTTTATGGTAGATCTCGAAAAAGAATTCGGTCTTTCCATTGATCGTCTATTAAATGTCTGTGTGAATAATTTCAGGTCAAAAAAAGCTATATCCCAAGCACTTGACATCACCCCGTCTAAACTACACCACATTAGTAAACGGTATTCAATTTCACTTCCCGATTAAAGCTTTCCTTGACGTGGGTTAAAAATTCGATTAATTTTTTCTGAAAATATATTACATTATATCAAAGAGGATAACTTCCAAAAAGGGGAGTTGTACATTCCTTGCTCTCTGTATTTTAAAGATACGAACGAAGGAGTTTTTGATATGTCCATTGGTAAAAGAATTTTAGATCGCTATGAGAAGCGTATGGCGAAGTATGCTACGGATACTCGCTGTGGTCGTATAGACCTTCAGATGACCGACTTTGAAATGATGAGTCCTAATGAAGCCACAATTATGTTAGAGTATAATCGTGGTGTAGGTACTCCCCGTCGGTCCCAAGTAGGTGAGTGGGTTACTGCTGAATTTAATGGTTCGCTTCGAGCTGTAGGCGAGTCAACTCTTCATTTCCCCGATCTTAATGTTGTAACTGCTCAGATTCATGCTACTGCCATGGCTATGCCCCTGGAAGAGCGCCTTACCTCTCGTATGATGCGTGTTGGTGCTGCTGAGTATATGGACAACACTGAGTCCATCTGGGAAGTACGTGAAGGCGATTCTGGTAAGTACCTGCTTCGTGTTTCGCAGGAGAACGTAGAAGATATTCTGACCGAGCGATTGAATCGAATGAAGGTTGGTAGTCTACAGCACGCTCCAAAAATCCGCCATCTCGTAACGGCTGGTATTAGTGATCCCAACGTCGGCGACCATGTTGAATTTTGGGATGCTCAATCTGGGGTACGTAAGTACGGAAAAGTGACCAAGGTTACGAGTGATAACGTGTCCGTATCCGTTGGAAGTGAGTCTGTCACTACGGATCGACAGAACCTTATCGCTGTTACTAAGGAATCTCCCGCGTCTGTTGCTGCAAGTAAAAAGATGCAGGAAGATTTTTACGCTGAGTATTACTTCAGTGGTGACCGAGCGTTGGCTAAAAAGCTTGTAAGATAGCCTATTTATGTCGCTTATAGTTAACTATAGAAACGCCTGTTACGTCCGAGCCGATGTCGGAAAAACTCTTCGTTCTGTTGCTAATTGGGCAATGGATAAAATGTGGAGTTGGATCTCACGTTCCGGTGTATCTAAAGAAGAAGTCCAAGACTGGATTACCAAATCTTTTTCTTCTACTAATAAGCGTCAAGGTGCTCTACCGAATATAAAACCCGTAGAAGAGGAAGAACTAATAGGTGTTGTGGCTCGATTTTTATCGAAAACTGGAGTTCCTTCCGGAGATTTCGTTAGAGAGCTACTACGTCTATTAGATAACCCACCTGCTGGGTATCGTTGGGAAAGTGACACTTTTGGTAGGCAGACGCTTATTAAAGTACGTTCCGAGATTGGGGAGCGTGGGATTGTGCGAGGGAAGGGGTTTAGGGGAAAAACTTTAATTGGTATTTGGTGGACTACGAAAGACCCACGCGGTTCTGCTCATCGTTCTCTAGTAAACTGGATACGAAAGCAGGAACCTGGAGATATTTTCCTTAATTGGGCTATCCCGGGTGAACGTGGTGGTATGGGAGGGGGTAGGGAGTACGGTGGATTCCTAATAGTTCCTACTGCTTCTGCTCCCTCTTACGCGGAACGTGTCGTACAAAAGGTTAAAACTGCAACAGACGCTGGTGAGGGTGAATCTCGTCTTAGTGCTGTTGAACTAGATAACCTTGTTGACGGTAAAAGGGTTGAGAATTCAGACAAGATTCGGCTACCTGGGATTAATTCGATTAAATTCAACTGGGATTACAATTTACCAGCACTCCTAAACGGCAGAGTAGCAGAATATAAAAAACAAAAAGAGTATTTGGACTTAGTTCAAATGCTACGAGAAGCTAGAGATGCTGCATAAGCAGTAACAAGAGGTTTAACAAATGGCAAACGTTACCATTAATCCGGGATCAGTCACGCTAGGTCTTACCAATACGTCTCGACAGACTATTGTAACGGCGTACCGAACTTTAAGTATAGGGGAATCTGGTACTGTGGCAGCAAACCGGATTATTGGAGTCTACGAACGGGCTTTGGAGCTAGCTAACTTAATTGATGCTGGTCTCCTTCGAGTTACGTACAACGGAGTAACTCTAACCTCTGGGCAGCTGCTACAATTTGATGCTCCACTAGGCATCCTTCCTTCTTTTACAGATATTACTCGTCCGGCAGCAGGTGATGCTGGTTCTGGTGGGGATATCTGGAATACCGATGATGATACCACCAACGTTTCTGATGGTACTAACTGGCGTGACCCTGATGGGAATGTCACCTAAAACTCCATTTTTGAGAGCTACAACACAATTTTTTTAAAGAGAGGTTACACAAATGTCGCTCATTACTTTCACGAATCTTACTGCTAACTCCTTAAACGTACCACGCGTAGACAAGATGATTGATCCCCATGGGTCTATTATCGTCGAGTGGACTGACTCTGATGAGCTTCGTTACGACGATGATATTCAAGAGTTAATGACTAATGGTTACCTGTCGATGTCGGTGCCTACGGACGAGAAATTGTTCCGTCCCGCCAATGTCTATTCGACTCTGGGTGACTTTCCTACTGCTTCGACTATTCCTGAGGGCTCCATCGCAGTTGACCTCTCTGGTGGTGGTGCGCTGAATTACCTGTATACTCAGGTTGGTGGTGCGTGGACTGCTACTACGCCTGCTTCTCCTACCGTTACCTACGCCAACTTGGCCGCTTTTCCTGCTGCTGGTGGTGTGCCGGTGGGTACGATGGCTGTCGCCCTCGATGGTGGAGACGTAGGAACGTACTTGTACGTTCAGGTCGGTGGTGCTTGGGTTGAGGCTGATGCTACTGTTTCGGAAACTTTTGCCAATGTAGCTGCTTTCCCTGCTGCCGGTGGTGTAACTGAAGGCGCTCTGATCGTAGATCTTTCTGGTGGCGGTAATTTACAGTATCTCTACGCTCAGATTGGTGGTGCGTGGGTAGCTACTAACTCGGCTGTCGCCGCAACTTTTGCTACGGTTGGTGTTTTCCCGGCTGCGGCTGGTTTCCCCGTAGGTACTTTGATCGTAGATATCTCGGGTGGCGGCTTTAATCGTTACCTGTATACTCAGGTTGGTGGTGCGTGGGTCGAGGCGAGTACTACTGGACAGATGCTGTCCTATGCTAACGTAGCTGGTTTCCCCGCTGCGGCTGGTTTCCCCGTAGGTACTGTCATTGTAGATATCTCTGGTGGTGGTACGAACCAGCATCTCTACGTACAGATTGGTGCTGCTTGGGTACTTTCGCTTACCTCGAATATGGCGTATGCTAACGTAGCTGCTTTCCCTGCTGCGGCTGGTGTAATTGAAGGTACTATCGTTCTTGCTATTGACGGTAATGGTAATGGTCAGTACACCTGGATCCAAGTTGGTGGTGCTTGGTTACCTACGGGTTCGGCAGCTGCTGCGACTTTTGCCAACGTAGCTGCTTTCCCCGCTGCTGCGACTTATGCTGAGGGAACTATGATTGTCGACCTTTCTGGTGGCGGTTCTTTACAGTACGTATACACTCAGATTGGCGGTGCTTGGGTCGCTTCTACTCCTGCAGTCGCAGTTACGTATGCTAATCTGGCTGCTTTCGCTGCTGCGGCTGGTGTAATTGAAGGTACTTTAGCTATCGCCCTCGATGGTGGTACGATTAATCAGTATCTGTACGTACAGGTTGGTGCTGCTTGGTTGCCGATTGGTGCTCCAGCTATCCCAGCTTTTGTTAACGTAGCCGGTTTCCCTGCTGCTGGTGGATTTCCCCTCGGATCGATGGTCATTGATACGGCTGGTGCCGGTGCTGACTATCTCTACGTGCAGGTCGGTGGTGCTTGGGTGGCAGCGTAACCCATGGCGGTCCTGGATTTTCACAGAAGGACTTTATGTCCTGACGTATGGGCTGCTACGGAGCAATCTTTAAGCTCCCGTGCGTCTGTTCAGATTAAAGAACAAATCCAGGACCGCTTTCCCGATTCTACTGCTGTGTATATCATTGGAGATATGACGGGACATTATTGGGATAACGAATCAGATTTAGATCTCCTCATTCGAGCCCTTCCCGAAGATCTCCCGGAATATCGAGAAGAAGCTCGTGTAGCTTCTGGTCATTTACTAACTAATACGGACCACAAGTTTAACTTTTTTCTAATTTCCGACGAAACTCCTGCTTCTAACGTATCTAAGCACTTTGGTCTTCTCTACGACATCTCTACTGGTACCTGGGTTGGAGAGAAGAATTGGACGACTAACGAATTAGCTCGCGGTAGTGCTTTAATTCCATACATAAATTGGCGTCTTTTTAAGGTTAAAAACTCCTTTGAATTGGATCCCTATGATTGGAAAGTGCTTTTAGATGCTTTTCGAGAACTGTCTCCAGAAGACCGTGAGCATACCATAAAAGCATTAAAGGGTCGGGTTATTCGATTAGAACACGGAATTTCCAAACATCTCCGTGGAGAGCCTAGAGAAAGTTGGAAATTAGTAGAGCAGTTGGAAGAAGAATTGTATGAGGGTAGTTTTGTTAGAGAGCTGTCCTCGGAATATCTTCATCTTCCCAAATCCTTACTCTATTCTATTCTACATACGTATCGATACGATGATTTAGCAGACACTTTAGACCAGGTAAATGAAGTGACAACCAGATACGAGCGGACGGCTTCTACTGTTATGGCAAAAAACGCTAAAGAAGAAAAACCTAAAAAAGAGGCTCCTAAGATAGATACGGAGGAGCGCGATAACTATTGGAATCAAATAAATTCTTTAGCTACTACGGTTTTTCAGGCTCGGGGCGGTTTCGACAATGCGGACAAAACAATGGTAAGTCTAATTGCTTACCTTTTCACTAATAGTCCCTATATGAAGACGGCGCAGACGCGTCGAGACATAGTCTCGGACCTGTACGATAAGTATTACAGAGGAAGCAAAAATCATGAGTAGGATTGAAGAAGTTGTCCGCTACGGGACCGTTTTGTTAAATGGTGCTAAAGATGACCTAACAGAGTTTGCTATCGAACTCCGTCACGCCGGGTATGGTGTGGGAAGGCCTAATGCAAACGTTCTCTGTGTAGATGATGTTTCTCACGGAGAGCTGTTTATGATTAAGTCTGAAGCTTCTGATAGAGGGTGCTATGTAGAGTCGGTACGTGGTGAAAAAGTCCACCAAGTAGAGGCTGTTCTAAAACGAGCAGAGAACTCCGACTTAGACATCGAACCTGGTAAGTGGTATTTTGCAGAAAATATGGAAGATTCCTATCCTTTCGTCTTAGTTCGTGCTAAATATACTGAGACGATTGCTGGTGATACGAACGATGGGGATTTTGTAGATGAAGAGCATATCATCTTAGAGTTAGAACTGCTAGATGAAGCTGGGTCTACTCCTCAGAAAATCAAAGCCGATCTTTCCAAAGTAATTGACTTTGGTTTAAGACTCGCAACCGAAGAAGATTTCGACGACCGAGATCTCCCCGTTCCTGTAGAAGTTAAGCTTCTAGGTAGTGAGCAGCAAGGGATTGACGATGACGACGGTAGCAGCGAACCTCAGAATGCCTATGTGGCGAACTTTAAAGGGTTTTAGTAGTGGCCTGTAAACTTTGCACAAATACCTCTATTAAGATTATTCGTAGTCTGGATAGAGATATAAATGAAGGAGAGAGATCTCTATTAGAGATAGCGCAGAGTTACGACCTAAAAACGAAACGTGTCCGTCTTCACATGAAAAAATGTTTGGGTGGAGAACCTCAAACCGGTTATGCAATGTTGCAACGGAACTTGAAGTCTCTCGATAAACTCTCTGTAGAAGTAAAAGAAGAGTATGACGAAATAGATCCTTACGATGACGAAACGGGTGCTCAAAAAGGCTACGCGATGCGACGTATGCTCGATATTAAAAAAGAGCAGCGTGAGCATATCATGTCGTTAGATAGAATTAAACCTTCCGAGCAGCTGGCGTCTGAGATATTAAATACGGTTGCTACACCTCTGGTTATCAAAACCACAGATATTTGTACGCAGGAACTACGTAGACTTAGAAAAGAACTCACTTCATCTCTTGGAGAAGGAGCCTATGATAAGATAGACTCTTCTACAAAAGACGCTTTATTGAGAATCGGAGAACTTCTTAATCAAGAGGTTATCCAAATTACACCAACCCTCAAAAAAATCCTCAATACCGAGTTGTCCTCGAAGAATCGACGGACATCTACAACAGGAAAGAAAAGTTCTTAGAGTAGTTTTCTACTTGGACTTTCCCCTCTCCCTCCTGTTGTAAAACCCAACAACACACATATTAGTTAAATTTCACACACAGCGTAATGCTGTATAGGAGAAGTACTCTTGAAGTATTTTTTAATTTCTGTAGCGGTTTGTAGTTTATTTTTGTTTATTCCTAACGCTTTCGCAGAAAACCCTGTTCCAACATCCGGAGGAGTCTCTTCCTCAGTAGTGGTAGCCCGAGCCGTCACGGACCATTTCAAAGGCCTTGTAGCAACGAAGACTGCTTTAACTGAAGCTCAGAGAATTGAAAGCTTGGTAAAGTCGGTTCGTGCCATTGAAGACCGTGGTCTATGGGGATCTCGATCAGAATGCAAATCAAAGTTTCAATGTGACAAGTATAAAGATTTACCTAAGGTGGGTAAATTCAAGAGGTGTACACGTAAATTGAATAGGTGTTTTAAAAAGAATCTTCGTGTTCAGTCTAAGCGCCTCAGAATCGCCAAGGCGGCTTTTGCAGCTGAGAAGGCTACTGGAGTCGATGCTGTCTTCCTTATCGCTGTAGGACGCATGGAGAGCGATTTCAGGCCACTTTATCTGGTCAACTCAGGCTGTAAGAACAATCACCGGACTTGTTGGGCGGATTGTGGTATCACGCAGCACCACGTTCGAGGTCCTGGGAGCTATGTGAAACGGTACTGTAGGAAAGTAGCCAATGATTACAAGCTCTCCTTCTTAAAGTCGGCTCAGGAGCTGGCAAGACACGTTACGTACTGTAAGAAATGGTCGCATCGAAAGTGGAATCACCCACTCCGTAGGTGTGTGATGAATCGGTATAATCAAGGACCTTTCTATTTGACTCGTAATAAGTGCCGACGTCGCTACGCGTGCCACACCTACAGAAAGTCCCCGAAAGAAAGCGCCAGTTACTACTCCAATCGGTACAATCTGTGTAAGAAGTCTCGGCGTAAGTGTGTCTCTCGCGCAGCTTACTGGAAGCAGCTCTCCTGTTTCGAGTACGGAGCACGTAGACAAATCAAGTCCAGGTGGAGTTGTCGAAGGTGTTTCAGCGTATCAAAAATCCCAAAATTCTACCGTAAGCCTGCACCGATCCGGCCCGTCCTTTCCCCTATCTCATCTAAGTAAATCCAATTCTCTAAATACTTTGGTTACTCTATAATAGAGACACTCTCTTCTATTAACAGGAGAGTTGTATTTGAAAGTTACCGATTTAGATGGGTGTAGGTTCCCTAGGTTGGTCTGATTGTTATAGGTTTCTAATCAACCAAACCTTTCTTTGTTGTCCCCATTAATTGGGAACCTACACCCACTTTGTTTTTACAACTAATCGACTGATGGAATTCAATGACGTTAATACGATTCGCAAATGAAGATGTAGAATCCTTTCAATCTCTTCTAGGTCCTCTAGATGAGTTGCAGGGTAGGTTTCGTCTAGAAGTCCCGGTTGCGTACATTAAAGAAGAGAGAAGTAGGGAAGCTTCAGACCAGCGTAGTGCTACTCATACCATTGTTTGGTACGATACAGAAAATATGCAAGACGTTGAAGCGGAGCCTCTTGATTTAGAGCCTATCATAAATGAACTTGCTGAGCGAGTTCTGGGTTCTAAAGATTATCTCACTTTCGAAGTCTCTCATGATAGGCAGGGACGCCACAAATTCCAAAGTGTGATTACTGTCCATCTTATACCAGCTGAAAAAGAGAAGACGGGAACTGTGATTAGACTTGGACAGGACATGATACCTGCCGGGGACTATCCAGCCAGCTTGTACATTGGTAACGACGTATATGGTATTGATACGGATGACGGATTATCGTACCGGATCACTGAAAACGGAGAGGTTATTGAAAAAGGTTACGAGACTCCTTCCATGGCGTTTGGTAGACTGATTACTAAGAGCATTGAAAAGTTAAAAGAGTTGGAGGCGAGTAAGGGGAGGGAAGACCAGCTAGAAGTGGAACAGGATCTCCTCATTGGTATAGCAGAGTATTATTTGGAGTCTGAGACTATACCTGAAGATGCTAAAGTACACCTAGTGGACTTCGTCGAATTGTCTACAAATAGAGATCTAGAAGCATCTCTTGAAGTAATCGATGGAGAGGAGAGTTATGAATGATCTTTTATTACCATATGTTGTATTTGCTGTTTCCTCCTCAGCAGTAGGGGTAGATCTCTTCAAAGTACTTTCAATAGTAACTTCTATTCTTGCACTATTAATAACACTATACGTAGCTTATTTAAGTAGAAAATGGAAGCGGGAAAAAGAGGGAGAAGATAACTCTAAAAAAAGTTTGGAACTCCTGATAGACGGTAAAGACTCTACGTTACGTACCGAATTGATGGCAGAAATAAATAAGCTCTCTGGAACACTAGGTAAAGTAGAGGAACGGGTAAAACTGATCGACTCCTCGCTTCGACGTACTGTGGAGACGAGCACGGTCCAGTCCTTTAAATACAGTATGGATACTGAAATATCGGACCTGAAAAACGATTTTAATGACTTTCGAAAACATTGTTCTAGTAAACACGATCAACTCAGCGGAGTGCCTTCCCTTAAAGATAGAGTCAATGACCTGTCTAAGAAAATAGGTAAGCTTGAAGATTTCAGGCATGAATCCGCCGATAGGTACGTTTTGATGACTAACTATCAGCAGGATGTTCGTCTAATGACCGATGCAATTAGAGTCCTGCGTGATGATCTCAGAACCGTAATAGAAATGATCGACAAGCTGTGAGGGAGGGGGGTTTTGATGGGAGAGTCCAAGGTTGAATTAAAAAGGATACAAGAAGCCATGTCAGACCAATCTGAGAATAAACCTAAAATACCATATGAAGGTTATGAACGCACCATTACCTCTGTTGTTAGAGTTTATAATGAAACTCATAATGAAGGTCCAGACAAAACAGGGGTATCCGAATTGATGCTCAGTCTGGATGACGCGATCAAAGACTGTAGAAAACTTCGAACACGCTTACAGGAAATACATAAAAAACGACATAAGGAAAAAGGTACTTCATATTCAAGGCCTAATTTACCTGTTGTTGCTATGATTCCCGAAGCAGGATGATGTTTATTTTTGACTAAGAAAAAAGAAAAAAATAGGTTGTCTAAACGGCGACGAGTACCTAAAAGTTTAAGCAAAACTAAGGAGGCCGATGTAAAGCCTATTAGGCGAGTCCGTCCTCCGTCAGTTACTATAAAAGCACCTCCTCCTGGAAATGATGACGAATCCAAGGCACTAAGTCTTCTCCAAACAGGAACCCTCCCCGCTAACCCTGATGTACTCCCGAATCCTGTAGAGTTGATTCAAAGAGCTATTGCCTCTGATTTAGACACAGCTAGTTTTACTCAGAGGCAATTTACTGTCGCCAAGAACGTTATTGACTGGTGTCGTAATCCTAAATTTTTGAATATTGGAACAGAACTATTCCCTAAACAAATCCAAGTCCTTGCTCAATTTTTTAAAGACGTTTGTTATCTTTGTAGCGACGTAGACTATATTCATAACGTTCCTGTAAATGCTTCGGTAGGAGAGACTTTAGATAGGTTTGTTCTATTAGAACACGGAGTATGTCCTCAGTGTAAACGGAATAGAACGGAAATTTTGACAGAGTGGCATAGAGATCCACGATTTTCACGGTATAACCCCCACCTAGAAGACGCAGCTCTGGCTTCAATTCGTCCCGTTCCTCCGAATGAGTTTGTTGGTGTATGGGGACAGCGGAGTGGAAAATCTTTTTTGGTCTCTACATTCGGCTGGACGTATATTCTACACCGTTACTTAGCCATTCCATCGTTAAGTAATTATTTTGAACAAGCTGATAATGTAGTGTTTGATGCAGCTTTCGTAGCTCCTACGTTAAAGCAGGTCAAGAAGAATCTATGGCTATCTTTTCGTCATGCTTACTACGATTCTCCTTGGTTTAGGTCGTTCAGAGACTACTTAATAGCTGAAGGAAAAAGAATAGGAATACAGCTGTACCAATCAGAACAGACATTTATTATGTTCACTAGTAAGCGAATCTCTGTTCAGATGCTTGCAGCTAACTCTAGCTCATTGAGAGGAGACACCAGGCTTTTCTGCCTAGACGGGGACTCGCTTATTAATACTACGAAAGGGCTTGTTCCTATTAAACAGGATATATCCAATAATGATGTTTGGGTAAGAAATAAATCTCACCCCATTACGAATTATGCAGAAACGGGAAGAAAGTCAGTACAGGAGACTATTCTCGAAAACGGGTACTCTGTGGTCACTACCTTAGATCATAGAATAAAGGTTCTCACTCCTCAATTAGATGAAATT